TTATTTGTTGCGACCAGTCCAGCGGCGGCTTTCTTCTTTGCGGCCACCTTGCGGTCTGTTTTTTGCCGGGGGGCGTCCTTGATGTCGGAGTCCAGAACAAAGGTGAGATTCATCCCCACCCATCGCTTTTCCTTGTTGTTCTCGGAAATCTGGAGCGCGCCACATTTGGCGTTCTTGGTCCCCATGTACGGGTGGACCAGTTTCCCGGAGCCCTCAGTCTCACACGCGGTGATCAGCTTGTCTTTCTGGGCCTGGACATCCTCCCCCACCAGATAGGCCTCCAGGGAGACGGAACGGGCCACGCGGCCCATGTCCTCATTGAATGGGTCATCCATTCCCGGGTATTCATGGACGGCAATTCTCCGCCCAGTCCCGAACTGGTGAGAGGCCACAAAGAACGGAATCCCGCGAAAGGATCCGCCCACGGTTTCCACTTCCTTCCCATTGATCTGAATTTTTACGGTGCGGAGCGTGTCAATATATGCCATTTAGAAACCTCCAGCGAAAGCGAACCCAGAGGAGACCTTGACAGGCGCCTCTCCCTGGGGCTGGGCCACGCGAGCCCCTGCAGGTAGATTCTGGAAATTCACGGCCACAGTGGACTCTTGCCTGGTGACAGAGGTCCTGGTCTCATTTACGGCGCGGTAGTTCTGGGCTGGAGCCTGGGCGGCATCCGCTCCCGTTGGCTGAGCACCCGTTCCGAAGAAAGACACGGCCTTGGAGAGCACATCCCCCAGGATAGGGACGCCACTCACCATGTCTGCCAATTTCTTGATGGCCATGTCGACCGCTCCATTAAGCCAATCCCAGGCTCCCAGGAATCCGTCAATAAACACGGAGAAGCCCGCCTGGATTCCATCCCATAACCCACTGAAAAAATCCTTTAATCCTTCCCAGTGCTTGTAGATCATCCGCGGGATCCCAATGAATGGCGTCACGAAAGTGAGGAGGACCTGTCCCACGGTGATCTGGAGAAATGCGGTGATTTGGTTCCACAGCCCCTGGAGCCATCCCCAAATGGCATCCCAGTGCTTAATAATCAGTAGGGGGATTCCAATGAGAGGGAACACGAACACGGCCAGGATTTTTCCTATGGAGGTATCCAGGAACGAGGAGACCTTCCCCCAGGCAGACATAATCCACCCGGACACGGTGTCCCAATTCTTCCAAATGAGGTACACGGCCCCGGCAATTGCGGCAATTGCGGCCAGAATCCAGCCCACCGGGGTGGTGAGAAGTGCCACGCCTATGCTATAAATGGCTGGCAAGACTGTTGCGGTGATAACCCCGGAAAAGGCCGTGAAAGCCCCTCCCACAGCGGCCATCACTCCAGAAATACCGCCCACGGCGGCCAAGGTCGTGGTGAATGCGGAGCCCACAGAGACCAGGGCGGGAATGACACTGAGGAGTGAAAGCACAAAGGGCCCAGCAATAAACGCGGCCAGGGCGCCAAATATTACTTTTCCCGGACCCAGCACATTCATAATCTTGAGAAGAGACTCAATCACAGGGCCCGCGGATTGGGCCAAAGACATGAGCGCGGACCCTACACGGTCAAGGATTTGGGGTAACTTCTGGGCGAACCCTTCCGCGAAGTTCTGCACAGTGTCTTTATTGGTAAGCGCCCACTCCTGGAAACGGGTCATCATGTCCGAAATCACCGGAATGAGGTTAGCAGTTAATTGATTGGCAAGGGCTCCCAGGGTTACCTTTAGATTGGACAATGTATCCTCAAAGATTTCCGCGTTTGCGGCTTGTTGTTGTGACAGCCCCCCGCCCAGGCGCTGGTATTCCGTCACGAGCGCTTGCACTCCATCTTTACCTTGATTCAGCATTTCCACCATACCACCGCCCGATTTCCCGAATAATACCAAAGAGGCGCGGAGTTTATCTTGAGGGTCTTGGATCTTAGTGTATGCCTGGGCTAGGTCTAGGAGTAGGTCCTCCTGTTTTCTAATCCTACCCGTGGAATCTTTCAGGGTTATTCCCAAGGCACTAAATAATTTTCCCGCTTCACCTGTTCCGGCGACGGCCTCGGATACCGATTTCCCGAATTTTTCAAATGCCTTGTCGGCGTCCTCCGTACCTATCCCGGAGCGTTCAGCGGCAAAACGGAGAGCCTGGAGGCCCTCTACCGTGAGACCTACACGGCGTGAAAATTTAGCTATACGGTCCCCCGCGGAGGCCGATTTCTCCACGGCAACGAATAGCCCGGTAAGGGCTCCAGCTCCCATGGCAGTGACCGTGGATAGGCGTCCCATGGATTTAGAGAACCCTTCACCTACCCCGGAGAGCTTGCCTTTCAGGGTGCCAAGAGAGTCACCCAGCGCGGAGAGTTTCGCCTCCTTACTAAGGGATCCCAGGGATTTCTTTAATCTGTTCACCGGGGCATTGGCGGACTCAACGGCCTGGTTTATTTTACGCATTGGGGCGGTGACATTGTCCACCATTTGAATGGCTGCCTCAATTTGGGGGAGTTTGAAAGCCATGAAATCCTCACTTTTTAGGTGTCTGGAGCTTGGCCCATTCGTTGGCCCGCTCCAGCCAGAAAATAAAATCCCTCCGGTTCAATCTACGGATTTCACCAGGGGACCAATGGAACGCCCCGGCAAGGATTGAAAATCCTAGCCGCCAATCTCTTGGCCACCTCCCAAAAAAGGTCTAATGACCTCTACAATGGCCAGGAGGTCACGGGCTTTGATTAGCTTGATTTTCGGGTCAGGCCATCCGGTACAGGCGGACACCATGCGGAGCATTTGGTCGCCCTTGCGCTCCGCGTTCATGATGTTGGCCAGGTCTCCCGCGTCTGGTTCCTTTTCCAGGACCACGGACTCCACACGCTCCTGGCCATAATTAAACGGGCGGGAGAGTTTCATAGTGTGGGGGAATTCCACCTCCACCCTGTCAATGTGGAGGGAATCTTCCGGAACGGAAGGGGCAGCACTGTTGTTTTTTTGTTCGCTCATGGTTTTTTATTCCTTTCTGGTGAATAGAGGTGATACTGAAAATATAAATAGAAGGGCCCCAGCCTGAGCTGGAGCCCCTCTCCCCCTTTTTCACCTTGGGATAATTTAGGCGCCAATTTCCTCAGCGCTCATACCTTCAAAGCGGACTGGGATTTCTCCCTCTCCGGTGGTGATGTCCATGTCCGCCGCAAAGCACGCGGAGCGGAGTGAAATCACCTTACCATTGGCCAATTCCAGAGTGACCGTTTCGTCACTCATCTGGGCCAAAAGCTTGGCGTCCACATCGTCACCGTCCGTGATGGTTCCCTCAATGAAAGGGACCACGGTCTCTGTTTTGTACCCATGGACACCGTCCTGGCCTGGGATCATGGTCTTTTTGTCCACGCCCAGATTGTAGGTGAACTCACCCTTTGCACGATATTGGGTACCGTTAATCTTGAAAAATATTTTTCCTGCTCTCAAGTTGTTCATGTTGATCCCTCCCTTAGAGGATGAATTGGATTTTAGTGGCACCGATCCGGAATTGGTTCATGAGGTTAGGTCGGAGGAGGAAGTCTAGGCGGTTCACATCGCCGGAATTGCGCTCCACCACCAGGGACGCCTTGAAATCGTCCAGACCTTCCACCCATCCCAATTCTTCCCAGACTTTGAAGCGGTTGAGAGCCTCAGCGCGTCCGGTTTTCGGTGTGATGACAGGCTGGCCCGGTCCGAAGTTTGCACCATCGGAGGCCAGCTTGTGGCGGGGGTACTTGTTTTTCATGTACACGGTCCAGTCATAGCGGATGGCCTGGAGGGTGTACACGGTTTCCACATCCTTATAGGAAGGATCGGCCGCGCCGCTGGGGCTGGTCTTGTAAGTGGTGACCATACGCTGGATCCGGACCATGCGGTCCTGGGATACAGTGAAGGTAGCCACGCCTTTCTGGAGAAGCGTCTCATTTTCCAACCAGCTGTTTTCCTGGGCCTGGGTCGGAGCCTTGGCGAAGGAGTATCCCAAGGTCTGGAGTGGGCGCGCCGGATCAATGGCGCAATAATACGCCGCAAGAGCCGCCGTTTCCGCTGCAAATTCCCAAGGCGCGGTGGGAACGTTTTCCGCGTTCATGGTGATAGAAAAAGGACTGTTCCGGGCGTCGCCAAACGCGGTGAGGCTGGAAAAAGCCACATTCTTGGCCGTGTAAACCACGCCGCCCGTCATGTGGTCCGCTTTCCAGCGGGTGGCCAGCTCAGTCTCCATGTAGGTGACCGCGGCCGGGGAGGTCCAGGGCATGGCGATAGCTTGAAACCACCGATTTGAGAGGATACCGGACACGCCCTCAGAACTGAGGTCAGGGTCCACGGATCCGTCCGCCATAGCGGTGATAGTGACGGTGATCCCAGCTGGGGTCTCCTCTCCCTGGTAATGATTGACACGGATGTCCAATTCATTGGACGCGGTGCCCTTGTTCTTTGCGGTGAGAGTCACCGTTCCGGTGGCGGCTGTTGCGGTGACGGCCAGGTCAGTGGCGGCATTCACAGCGGCGGTCACAGCGGTGGCAATTTCCGCGGCGGTGTCAGTGGATTCCACGCCCACAGTGATAGCACGACCGCCAATCATGAGGGACACGGCGCCGGAAGCGGTGGCCGTTCCGGAGAACTCCACGGAACCCGTGGCGGCCACAGAAGAGTCAGCATCCGAAAGAGGTAGACAGTATAGGGGCTGGGTGGAATTGGAAGCCAGGAAAGCCTCCACCATTTGGGCAAGCTGGGAGCCAGCGCCAAAGAGCGTGACGGCCTGAGTCTTGCTGGTGACCTGTACAATTTCCTTTGGCGCGGTCTTGGCGGGGAGTTGCTGGCCAATCAGTAGGATTTGCCAGGGGATGGTATTGGAACCCTGGAAAGCTCCGGAGTTGTCAATCTCCACATAAAAAAACGGGGTGAGGGATCCACTAGGGGCCTCATTAAAACCTATGCTCACTTTTCACCTCCGGTGGTGTGTTTGTTGTTGTTACTCTTTGCGTCCTTGGTGGCGGGCTTTTCCGCCCGGGATACACCCTTCACCAGCTCACCGGAAAGGACGCGCTTTTCCAGGTATGAATCCATGACCAGGGTCTCACCCTCCGGGAAAATGTTCCGCCCCTTGGAAGGGAGGAAAACCTGGAAAGGTTGCCCGGTCACGGTGTCCGTGCCAGGTTTCAGGAATTGCTTATGTGTATTCATGGGATCCTCATGTCAGAAATAAAATTAATATCCAAATTCTCCGCGGATGCGGATTCAGGACCACCCAGGGTGGAACCCATGCGGAGGAAATCGGCGTCCGGTACCTCATCGGGGAGGATAGCTTTCCAGCGCCCGGAGAATACCACGGACTGGGAGAACTTTAAGACCTCACCCTCCGCGGACATTGTCGGCCGGATTCCCCGGAGAAAAAACCACTCCAGGGTCCCGTCAAAGGGTCCGGAAATACCGTGGACCTGGAGAAGGGCGCGGACCACAGCGTCCGTGATTTCATCCATACGGTCCTCAAGGTCCTGCCCCGCTGGGGCTTGCTGGACAATCACCTGGACCACCACATCCGTATCCACCTGGTAAATGGTGGGGGCGGTGTCCTGGTCGTCAAAATCGGAGTTTTGCGTGTATACGCAAATGAAGTCCCCCTCTTCTGGCCATGCGCGGCGC